ATATTAATATATTAATGGAATCAAATAGTAATATGCAATGGAAATTATTAGCAAATGCAACTTTAACAGGAGATAGTTTTGTGACAACAGCAACTGAAAAAGTACATTATGATGTATCTGCAACTGCTGTAACAGGTGGAACTGAATTAGCATCTGGATTTCTAGCAGCTTCTTCTGCTTTAACAATTGATGATACATTTAGCTATCAGTTAAAAAGAGGAATTAATGATATTACTAGATCACTTACTGGAACAACAGAAACAATTACTTTAGCAGCTGCTGGATTTTCTCCAAGTAAAAAAATAGCAACTCTTTTAGGATGGACGGAAATTTAATATGTTATGTCGGTATCACTAGTGAAAAATAGAAATTTTGCATTGGAAGAAGTTTTTGACATTCCTCATGAAAATAATGAGAAACAACTAGTAGAAGTTAATTCTAATAATAATGTTGTTAAATTAGAAGATCAAAAACAAGAAGAAGAAGACTTTCAACAAGCAAGAAAAACACAAAAAAATCTGCTTTCAATTGCTGAACAAGCATTAGAAGCTCTTTTAGATTTAGCTCAATCTTCAGATTCTCCTAGAGCATATGAAGTATTGTCAAAAATGTTAAAAGATACTTCTGATATTGCAATTGCATTAAATAATTTAAAGAAGATTAGAACAGAAACTGTTATTAACAACAATGAAACTCAAAATACTCAGAATAACTTTTTCGTTGGATCAACTGCTGAGTTACAAAAACTAATAAAAGAAATTAAAGACATTGATAAAGAATAAGATATGGATAAGCAATATTATTTAAATCCTAATATTAAAAGAACTAATTTAGAAGAATCTTATACTCCAGAACAAGTACAAGAATATATCAGATGTTCTCAAGATCCTGTGTACTTTATTCAGAAATATGTTAAAATTAATGCCCTTGATGAAGGATTAGTTCCTTTTAGTTTGCGTGGATATCAAGAAAATTTGATTAAAGGTTATCATGAAAATAGAAAATGCATAGTAAAAAGTAGTAGACAATCAGGTAAGTGTCAAAATATAAATACTCCTATAAGGTTACGAAACAAAAAAACTGGACAAATTATACAAATGACTATAGGAGAATTTTATGAGCATAATAAAAACAACATGTAAAGAATGTAATGTGGAGTTTACAGGTCATCATAATAAACAATTTTGCACTATTAAATGTAGAGCAAAATATAAAAAGCGTGAAAAATCTCTTTTAATTAAAGAAGAAGATAAAATATTATGTCATGAATGTGGGCTACATTTTTCTAGTAAAATACATTCACATTTAACAGTTCATAATATTACTCTAGAAGAATATAAAAAGAAATATCCAGATGCGGTAGTATTTTCTCAAAAGTATCTATCTTCACTTTCAGATAAAATGAAAGGAGAAAAAAATCCTGGATATCATCATGGTGGAAAACTTTCACCATTTTCAAAATCTTTTGTTAAATATAATGGAATGGATGAAAAAGAAAAAACTTCTGTTATTTCAAACATGGCTAGAGACGCTCAAATAAAATCCAAGAAAAAAGGAAATCTTGCTGTCACAAAAGATTATTGGATTAAAAGAGGTTATTCAGAACAAGAAGCCGAGCAAAAACAAAAAGAAAGACAAACTACTTTTTCTTTAGATAAATGGAAGAAGACTTTAAATTCTAAACCCGAAGAAGAAATTAAAAGAATCAATAAATTGAAATGTTCAGGAGGAAGTATTTCTCTAGCCGAACAATTGATATTTGATACTTTAAAAAAAAGCTATGAAGTTGAACAGCAATACACAATTTCTAAGAATAAACCATATATTTATGACATTAGAAGCGGAAATAAATTAATAGAATATAACGGAGATTATTGGCACTGTAATCCTAATAAATATAATAGCACTTTTTTTCATAAAACTAAAAATATGACAGCAACAGAAATTTGGGATAGAGATTCAGATAAGATAAAATTTGCTGAAGATAATGGATTTTCTGTGCTTGTTATTTGGGAAAAAGATTTTAAAGAAAATCCTGAAAGAGAAATTAAAAAATGCCTAACCTTCATGAAGATGTAGAAAGAAAATTTATTGATACAATTGATGTCAATGATTGGGAAATTGAAACAGACACTGGATGGCAAGATGTTTCCCATGTTCATAAAACTATTCCCTATAAGCGGTGGATTGTTAAGACAGAAACAGGAAAAGAATTACTTTGCGCTGACACTCATATTGTTTTTGATGAAAATTTAAATGAAATATTTGTTCAAGATTTAATTCCAAATCAAAGTTATATTAAAACCAAACAAGGAAATGAATTAGTTGTTTGGTTAGAAGAAACAGATATATATGAAAACATGTATGATCTTACTGTGAACTCAGAAGATCATAGATTTTATTCAAATGATATTCTTTCCCACAATTCAATTACTACAGCTGCTTTTATTCTTTGGTATGTGTTTTTTAATTCAGATAAAACTGTTGCTATATTAGCTAATAAAGCTCCAGTAGCAAGAGAAATATTATCTAGAATTGTTACAGCATATGAAACTATTCCTTACTTTCTTCAACCCGGTGCTAAAGTTTTAAACAAAGGATCTGTTGAATTAGGAAATAATTCCAGGATTATTGCAGCTGCAACTAGTTCTACTGCTATCAGAGGATTTTCATGTGTTGTTTTACCTACTAAAGTAACTATTAAAACTCCTGAAGGAGAAATTAAAAGTGTATCAATTGAAGAACTAATAGTTTCATTGAATAAAACTTTTCACCCAAACAATAAAAGATTTGAAGTGTTAACTGATGAAGGGTTCAAGAATTTTTCTGGAATAAGAATTCAAGAATCTTCTAATGGCATTTTTAATATAAAAACTATCAGCACGGAATTAAATTGCACTAATGATCACAGAATATATTCAAATTCTCACAACGACTATATAGAAGCTCAATTACTTAAAATAGGTGATTCTATTCTGACAGAAAACGGAGAAGAATCTATAATAGATATTTCTTTTTCTTCTTCTAATGAATTAGTAGCTGATTTAGTTGGTGTAGACTCTACTAATTCTTATTATACAAATAATATATTATCTCATAATTGTAATCTTTTATATCTTGATGAGTTTGCACATGTGGAGAATGCAGATTCTTTTTTCAAATCAACATATCCTACAATTTCTTCTGGTAAAGAAACTAAAGTAATTATATCAAGCACTCCTGATGGATTAAACTTATTTTATAAGTTATTCATTGATGCACAAAAACAAATTAATGATTTTATTGCATTTGAAATTGCTTGGTATGAAGTTCCTGGAAGAGATGAAAAATGGAAACAAGAACAAATAGAAATTCTTGGTGAGAAAGGATTTAACCAAGAATTCGATGGAGAATTTTTGGGATCTTCGAATACTTTAATTTCAGGAGATGCATTAAGATCATTAGCTAGTCCTAAACCTATATTCGAAGATATAGAAACATGTATTAATTGTGAACCTATAGAAGGAAACAGATATATGTGTTTTGTTGATGTGTCTGGTGGAGTTGGGCTAGATTATAGTACAATTACTGTTATTGATATAACAGATTCTCCCTATAGAATATCATATACATGGAGATCTAATAAAGTTTCTGCTTATGATTTACCTTCGATTATAGTTCCTATTGCTCAAAAATATAATGATGCATTTCTTTTTGTTGAAAGAAATGCATTAGGTAGAACAGTGGCAGAAGATTGTCATTATTCATATGAATATGAAAATATTGCAATGACTACAATGGTAAATAAAAGACAAACTTTAACAGGTGGATTTGGTAGTGGAAGAACTGAATTTGGTGTTGAAATGTCGCCTTTGGTTAAAAAAATTGGTTGTGCTGCTTTGAAGAATATGATTGAATCTAATATTTTATTAGATTTAACAATGGAACAAATTTATGAATTATCAAATTTTGTTTCCTATAGAAAAACTTATGCAGCTGAAAAAGGCAAGCATGACGATTTTGTAATGAATTTAGTTTTATTTGCATGGGCTACTAAACAAAAATATTTTGACTTAATAAAAGAAGAAGAAACTTATAAACAAGAACAAGAAAATCCTGATAATGATTTTAATACTCCATTTGGAATAATCAATTCAGACATGTATGAAGAAATGGAAGATATTAAATGGTTGTTTAATTAATTCTAGAAAGACACAAAAATATAAATACTTTTGTAAAATTTATCTGAAAAGATATAAAATATACAGGATTTAACTTATATTAAGGAGTCATAACAATGGCATTTTCTCTATCTCCTGCCGTAACTATTAGCGAAATTGATTTATCTACAATTGTACCAGCAGTACCATCTTCTATAGGTGCTATTGCCGGGGCCTTTCAATGGGGGCCTGTTGAAGAAATTCGTACAATTGCTAGTGAAGTAGAATTAGTTAATACTTTTGGTAAACCAAATAACGACGTTGCAGATACTTGGTTTTCTGCTTCAAACTTTCTTTCTTATTCCGGCAATTTAAGATCTGTTCGTGTTATAGGTGCTAGCTCATTTAATGCAAATACTTATAGTGGTGCTACTGAAATAGTAATCAAGAATGAGGATGATTATGATAATAATCATGCAGCTGGCCAAGAACCAGGAATAACATGGCACGCAAAATACCCAGGTGAACTAGGTAACTCATTAAAAGTTTATATAATGGATCAAGCTTCTTGGACTACTTTTGGTGGTGCAACTGGTCCTGTTAGCGGTATTTTCCAAGGAAAACCAAATACATCAGCATATGCTGCTGAAATTAATGCAAGTGCAAATGATGAAGTTCATATTGCAGTTGTGGATGAAGACGGAAAATGGACTGGTACAGCAGGTACTGTTTTAGAAAAATATGAATTTCTTTCAAAAGCTTCTGATGCAAAAACTGAAGCAGGCGAATCAAATTATTATAAAAATGTTATCAATGCCAGATCAAGATATATTTGGTTTGGTAATCACACTTCAGATGTAGATGGAACTGGTGCAGCATGGGGAACAGCTGTTTCAGGAGCTACTGGATTTAAAGGTGCAACTGGACCAACTACTGCTTATGCAGAATCATTAGTGAATGGTAAAGACGATAATGTTCTCACTTCTGCTAATGAAATTGCTGGTTATGATTTATATAAATCTGAAGATGTAGATGTTAATTTAATTATTGCAGGTTCTGCTGAAAATGCAACAATTACAGATTTAATTGATAATATTGCTGAATCTAGAAAAGATTGTATTGTTCTATTCTCTCCATTAAAAGCAGATGTTGTTAACAATGCTGGACAAGAAGAAGCAGATCTTATTACCTATATAACATCCACAATTAATCCAAATTCATCTTATGCTGTAATGGACGGTAACTGGAAATATCAATACGACAAGTATAATGATGTTTTCCGTTGGGTTCCTTTAAATGGTGATATTGCTGGTCTTTGTGCAAGAACAGATTATACAAATGATCCATGGTTCTCTCCAGCTGGTTATAATCGTGGCATTATTAAGAATGTAATCAAACTTGCATGGAATCCAACAAAAGCTAATCGTGACAACATGTATCTCAAAGGAATTAATCCTGTTATTTCACAACCAGGATTAGGAACAGTTCTCTTTGGTGATAAAACAACTTTAGCTAAGCCATCTGCTTTTGACAGAATTAATGTTCGTAGATTGTTCATTACTCTAGAAAAAGCAATTGCAACAGCTGCTAAGTTTTCATTATTTGAATTAAATGATGCCTTTACCAGAGCACAATTTGTTGGTCTAGTCGAACCATATCTACGTGATGTTAAAGGTCGCAGAGGAATATATGATTTTAAAGTTGTCTGCGACGAAACAAATAATACACCACAAGTTATTGACAGTAATGGATTTGTTGGTGATATATACATCAAACCTGCTAGATCAATTAATTTTATTCAACTTAACTTCGTAGCCGTAAGAACTGGAGTAGAGTTCTCGGAGATAGTTGGACAATTTTAAAATAGAGAGGGATATATCC